GAGTATATGTTTGCACAGATACGATCACGCTCAGTAGGAGAGACCACCACACTTAACTTTAAATGCACGGAATGCTCAGTTGTTAATGAAACAAGTGTGGACATATCATCTATTAAGATGGAGGTCCCTAAGATATCAAAAGAGATCGAAATAGTGAAAGGGGTTACTGCAGTGATGCAATGGCCTAGTTGTAAAGACACAGCTTCGATAACTCCTGAAGCGAATCAGGTAGAGGAAGCATTCAATCTCGTAGAGAAGTGTATTGTTAATATTAAAACGGAAGACGAGAACCTGCCCTTCGCAGAGGAAACAGAAGAGGAACGTAAAGAGTTCATGGATGCTCTTCCAACAGATGCAATGCAGAAGATGGTTGAGTTTATCCAAGCAATGCCTACATTGAAACACACCATCGAGTTTGAGTGTATAGGGTGTGGTGTTAAGAACGAACACAAACTAGAGGGACTGTCTGATTTTTTCTAGTATGCCTTTCTCACGAAACGATGGTTAACTATTTTCAGACTAATTTTGTATTGATGCAGCACCATAATTATTCACTGACAGAGCTAGAAAATATGTTACCGTGGGAAAGGGAGATTTACATTCACTTACTAAGTGAATACGTTAAGGAAGAAAATGAACGCCGTAGGGAACTATCAAAGGGTTAGCAAATGGCTTTAACATCAGCAATAGAACAAGTGCTATCAACATCAGTAGATGATCTGGTACTTGAGCAAGTAGAAACCACAGAAAACACTGGCATGATGACTGGTATGATGGAGAACATCACCAACATGCTTGCCAGTCTTGTCAATCCTAACGCTCTCGAGAACCGAGACGATAGTGAGAATGAATTCTATGGTAGGCTCACTCGGATGGTAGGAGACCAAACGTCTCTTACTGTTGCGTCTATTGATCGTGTTGAAGAGGCTGTGATTGGGTTACAATCATCCATACTAGGCATAGACGAAAAGACAAAACGGCAGCGCGAAAGCGAAAGAATGGATGAGCTTGAGCGACTGCGCGAAGAAAAGACTCAACCTGATTATTTGCCATTCTCAGGAACACCAGAAGTAAAACAAGAGAAGAAAGAAGAGAAATCTCTTTTATCCTCTTTGCTTGGAGGTTTAAAGAGTGTCTTGCTTGGCAGTGCTGGCGGTATGGCAGCAATGGGAGTTGTCGGAGCATTCAAAGGAGTGCTCAGCATGGGAACTAAGTTTGCAGGCATTATGAAGAAAGCGTTTTTGCCATTAACTGTTGTTGTGGGTTTGTGGGAAGGAGTTACTGGCTTTGTTGAAGGCTTTAATGAGAACGCTGATGACTCTGGAATACAAAAGATTGGTAGAGGGTTGATACAAGGCCTGACTAACATCATCGATACTCTTGTCATGAAAACCCTTGATATGTTTAAGAGTGTTATTAGTTGGGCTGCTGGTAAGTTGGGGTTCGATCAAGTAGAAGAATTCCTAGATAGCTTTTCCTTTAGCGATATCTACAGATCTGTCATGAAGTCTGTTGAGGAATTGTATATCGGTCTGTGGGGTTGGATAGAAGGTCTGGTAGGCGACGTAAAGAACCTAATCAACTCTGCTGCTAGGTATATGGGAATGGACCCCATCTTCGATACTAAAATATCAGAACAAGATATGGCAGTTCCTGGCATTGCCGACTCTGGTACTCAAATGGTAATGACCACAGACAGTCCAGTTGCAGTAGGAATGACTGAGTCTCAATATAATGATGCACTGGCAGCAGGAACTATTGATCTCAAAAGAAAAGAAAATCAAGATGTCGCGTTAAGATTTAAGCTCACGCGGGAGCGTAAGGCTCAGGATGCTGTTGATAACATAATCGAAGCTGTTGACCGTGGCATGCCTGAGGAAGAAGCGGCCGCCCGCCTCCAAGCCATCAAGAGGGAGTATCCTGGAGTTGATATTAACGGCGGCCTACTCAAGCGAGCAGGAAAGGCCGCCGGTTGGCTGGGCGATCTAATAGGATTGGAGTCTAGTGAACCAAAACAAGATATGGTACCAGTAGCAGGTAGGTATGTTGAGCAAGGTCAAGCGCTATCGACTGCCACCTATGAGCAACAAGACATGAAGCTCCAAAGTGCTAGTGTGGGAGGAGGAGTTGCTGTATCAGACAATAGTCAATCGACCACCAACGTTTCCAACAATTCATACGCAACTGGTTACAGCCCTGCAATGCCAAAGGATGATGGTGATCGTACTTGGCCACCACGCTGATAGGGACAATAAAAAACCCGCCGGAGCGGGTTTAGTTAAACTCCAGAGAGACCTAGCTTTCCTGGGCAATCTTTTGGAAGTAACTTAAAGCATCTTCCTGATCATCACCAGCTGTATCGAATGGGATATCATCCGACTGCACTTCTGCTGTAGTTAATTGCGGTGCTGGCGCTTCCCTATGCTTAGGAGCTTCCTCTTGCACATCAAGAGACGTTTGAGCTGCAGTTGATTGTGTAGCAGGATTGAGACCCATTACAGCATTCAATCGTGCTTGCAACTGCTCGTACGTTTTGTAGTTAGCAGGATCGGTGAACTCAGCTAAAGGACGAATCTGAGATGCTACTGCTTGCAGCTGCTCCTCATCTCCATCAAATAGTGCACTCGGCGATCTAAACTCACTCTTGTCGTAGTTACGATAACCTTCAACCTGGCGAATCTTGATAGCGAAGTCAGCTCCCTCCCAAAGATCAAAAGGATTGATAGCCTTCTCATCCTTAAACTGAGGTTGCATCGCGTCGTTAATCTTATCAAAGATTTTCTTGCCGAAGTCATAAAGGAACACTTTACCTTCATTCTCCGGTGCCGCTGGATCACTTACTACCAGAATGTTTGCGACATAGTGTAATCGCCGCTTTTGATCGCGTACCTGTGCCTGATCTTCTTTATCGCCTGTTGCCCACAGCTTTGAATTAAACTCTGAGATCGGACAATCTTTACCGATTGAGGTGAGGGACTTTTCAAATAACCACTGTCCTGTTGGTCCTTTGAATCCATGATCCCAGAAACGTGCCCAAGGAAGATCATCTCCCTCATCGCCAGGTAAGAATCGAATTACAGCATAGCCATTCTTTTCTTGGTCTACCGTGGGTTTCCAGAACCGATCATCTGCTCCACCCTTCTTCTTCTCACCGTCTTGTGCTGCGGCTTGAACAAGTTTGTCGATAGCAGATGCCCTTGACTTTAGTTTACTAATATCCATTGTTGTATACTCCTAGTATAGTTTTCGTTGTATTGTTGTGTCCACATGGTGCTCATAATATATACTATATTATCCCCTATTGCTAGGGAAAGGTCAACGCTAATCCTCAATGGGTAGCGTATTCTGTTTAGGAAGAAAGTTAAGTTGCATCGCTTCGACTTCTATCTTTGATTTGATAATAGTAGAAACATACTTGCGTGCATCCTCAACTTCAATCCCATTTTTCTCGCATAGATAAACTATAGCATCTATGTAAGAAAGTTTTGTATGTCGGACTGTCTCTTCAACCAACTTGCTGAATTTAGACTTGGTTAGAAAGTTACTGTCGGTCATTTTTTTGCTTGTCTCGTAAATCCCGTATAGCTGCCTTAATAGCATCTTCAGCTAATACTGAACAGTGAATTTTAACTGGAGGTAGCGCTAACTCTTGTGCTATGTCCATGTTAGTTATTTGCTCTGCTTGATCAAGACTCTTACCCTTTACCCACTCAGTCAACAAAGAGCTTGATGCTATTGCAGAACCACAACCATAGGTCTTGAACTTGGCATCTTCAATCATACCACTATCCCCAACCTTGATTTGTAGTCGCATAACGTCGCCGCACGCAGGGGCCCCTACCATACCAGTTCCTACGTCAGAATCCCCTTCATCCATTTTACCTACATTGCGTGGGTTCTCGTAATGATCTAGAACCTGATCACTATATGCCATTATCTAGTTCCAAGCGATTCGAGATGGTTCATGTGATTCTTGAGCTCCTGCTCCCAAACCTTCTCTTCAATGCCTTTGCGCTTTGCTTTGCTGTTGTCGTATACGTAGTTGATGCAACGCTTTAGAGCGCTTGCTCTTCTTTCTGCTCTTGTATGAACCATTGTGTTTCCTATGAATGTATTTCAGATATTCCAATATCGTCGTACCAGAATCCCTTTGTGCGTTTAATTGTTCCGTCCTTGTTATATGCTTTAACGAGGACCCTCGTTCCCATACTATTCTCGCGACTCT